GTCGTCGACGTGCTGCCCGTGCGTGCTGTACAACCATCGAAGTCAGCATACATCAAAAGTCCAATGTATGGAGCTGTTACAGAACCTACCAAGGATCTGGCACTCCTTGCGCCTTTCACGGCACCAGACGGCACCGTCAAATCGCCGCTCCATCTCGCTCACAAGAAGCAGATGACAGTCAATGTCACTACTAATGAGCAGGATGTCGAAGCCGCGGTTCTCAGCGTTGTCAAGCTGCTCAAACCCTGCATTCGGAACTCGAACCGGCTCCTCACTTTCCGTGAGGCAGTCGAGGGCGCCAAGGACCTTACAAACCTGAAGCCCATCCCACGTTCCAAGTCAGCAGGCGTGTCGGCCTTGTACCGACCGAGCCTCTTCAACCCTGGGAAGACTGCCGCATTCGGCCACGAAGGAGACTTTGTCTTTGACACACCTGGCGCAAAGTTCGTCGAAAGGGAGGTCGCAGCCACCCTGGAGACTTGCAAGCAAGGTATTGACCCTGGCTTCATCAGTATCGACACATTGAAGGACGAAAAGTTGCCCCTCGAAAAAGTGTCTATTGGGAAGACCAGAATCATCCGTGCCAACGACATTGTCGCCACTGTTGTGACGCGCATGCTTTTCGGAGCTGTGGCAAGCGACCTGGTCGACAACAAGATCTTCAACGGCATTGCTGTGGGAATCAATCCCTACTCAAAAGACTGGGAACACCTCGTCAAGCACATTACGTGCCTCGGACCCCATGTGGTCGCAGGTGATTTCTCCGGTTACGACAACAGCCAATCGTGCCAGCTCTTGACTGCAGTTATCAAGGTGCTGAAGAGCTTGTGTGCCTTTGAGGACCCCGAACTGAACACCGCTGTTGACGCGGTGGGGGTGTCGCTCTCACAACCACGCTACCTTACAGGGAGAAAGGTGTACGAGCAGGACCATGGGTTGCCTTCAGGCAACCCCCTGACCTCGATCATGAACTCCATTTTCGGACTGATTGCCTTTCGGCTTGTCTGGATGGATTGCACACGCCATATGTACCCTACCAGATCCCTCAGCATGAAAGGCTTTGAGGAGTGCGTGCGAGTGGAAATGTATGGGGACGACAATATCCTCAACATCGCATCCAGCGTGATTGACGTGTTCAATCAAAAGACGATCATGGCACATGCTCCAGCAAAAGGCCTGACCTACACGTG